TGGCAACCGCTGGTTAAGGTGATGAGACACAGGTGGTGCTGCACCGAAAGGTGAATCGACTCAACCAGTCGGGTCTCAGGCTGTAACGTATTTACTTCTGTAGTAATGCCCGTTACTTGTTGGTACACAGGAACCCAACCTCCCTCTTTTATTTTGAAGTGTTTGTTTCATAGTGTAGGGGTGGTTTTTACCACCTCTTTTTTTATGGAAAGTGTTATAATTAGTAGTGTCGCCTTCGGGGACAAAAATTCACACTCGCTTATTAAAGGAGAACTATGACTTACTTACAAAAGTATCACACTGCTAATCTTCCAGAATTAATGAAGATTATTTCTAAGAATGGAATTGGTATGGATTCATACCTAGATAATTTTTTCAATTCTTATGAAACCACAACAAACTATCCACCCTACAATCTTATTCATGTAAATAATGTTGAGTCTGTGTTAGAAATTGCACTAGCAGGATTCAGTAAAAAAGAACTAAAGGTTTACACTGAATATGGAAAACTCATCGTCGAAGGAAAAAAAGAAACTAAGGAGACAGGATCCGAGTATGTCTATCAAGGCTTGGCTCAACGATCTTTCAACAGAGCCTGGTCATTATCAGAAGATATTGAAGTCAGGAATGTCGAATTTAAAGATGGATTACTTACCGTTAAGTTGGGTAAAGTAGTTCCAGAACATCACGCTCGTAAAAACTACCTCTAAATATAATTGAGTTCGAGATGGAACTTAGGGATCTTGACGATCCCTTTTTTTTATGATATAATTAAGTGAGAGAAATTAAAAAATGTCAATTAAAATTACTGTTCTTAAATCTGGTGAACAAATTATATCAGATATGAAAGAATTAATGACAGAGGGTGAAGAAAATGCACAAGCATATATGCTTGTAAATCCTCATACTTATGAGATAACTGAAAAACAGTTTATAACAGAGGAAGAGAAAGATTTAGAAGATGGTGATTATGGTATTAATGTTTCACTCCTTCCTTGGTTAATTTTATCAAAAGATAAAAAGATGATTATTCCAACAGATAGTGTTTTAACAGTTGTCGAACCACTTGATTCAGTAACACAACTTTACCTAGATAAAGTAAATAGTTTTGAGATTGAGGAGACAAATGATTAAATGTGTAATGTTAAATGCTCACTGTACCCTTATTACAGAAGTGGTAGAGGTTGATGCAGAGATAGGAGATCCTAATTGTAAATTAATTAAACCATATGTTTATAATAGTATAGACGATATGGTGCCTTGGAAAGCAGACATTACAAATCAAACAGAGTTTATGATAAGATCAGAAGATATATTGACGATTGCAGACCCTAATGGTACAATAATAGACAAATATACTGAACTAACTGCGTAATGAGATTTTATACTAACGTCCAAATGGTCGGAGATAATTTCTTGGTTCGTGGATATGAAGATGGTAAACACTTTGCGACTCGTGAAAAGTTTTACCCAACACTATTTGTAGATTCAAAAAGAAAGACAAAATATAAAACACTTGATGGTTCACCTGTTGAACCAATTGAACCTGGCACAGTAAGAGATTGTCGAGAGTTTATTAAAAAATATAATGATGTAGAAAACTTTAATGTTTATGGAAATGAAAGATTTATCTATCAGTATATCTCATCAAAGTATCCAGAAACAGAATTAAAGTTTGATATTGAACAAATTAAATTAACCACGATTGATATTGAGGTTAAATCTGAACTTGGATTCCCTGATGTAGAATCTTGTGCAGAAGAAATACTTTTAATTACTTTACAAGATTATACAACAAAACAAATTCGTACATGGGGTCTTGGTGCATTTAACAATAAACAAGAGAATGTAATATACAAATCATTTAAAACAGAATATGAACTCCTTACAGATTTTATCAACTGGTGGATGATTGAAGATAATACACCAGAAGTTATTACTGGTTGGAACAGTAAGTTGTATGATATTCCATATCTTTGTCGTCGTATTGACAGGATACTTGGTGAGAAACTAAAGAAAAGAATGTCACCTTGGGGATTGGTAACAGAAGAAGAAACATTTATCGCAGGTCGTAAACATATTTCATATGACATTGGTGGAGTATCACAGTTAGACTATCTTGATTTGTATAAGAAGTTTACTTACAAAGCACAAGAGTCATATCGTTTGGATTATATTGCAAGTGTTGAACTTGGACAAAAGAAACTTGACCACTCAGAGTTTGATACATTTAAAGACTTCTATACAAAAGGTTGGCAGAAGTTTGTCGAATACAACATCATTGACGTAGAACTTGTTGACAGATTAGAAGACAAGATGAAACTAATTGAACTAGCACTGACGATGGCATATGATGCAAAGGTCAACTATGAAGATGTATTCTATCAGGTAAGAATGTGGGACACAATAATTTACAACTATCTCAAGAGAAGAAATATTGTGATACCACCAAAGAATCGTTCAAATAAAAATGATAAGTATGCAGGTGCATATGTAAAAGAACCAATACCTGGCAAATACGATTGGGTTGTTTCTTTTGACTTAAATAGTTTATATCCGCATTTGATAATGCAATATAATATTTCTCCAGAGACTTTACTAGATACAAGACACCCATCTGTTACAGTTGATAAAATCCTTGAAGAGGACATAACATTTGAAATGTATAAAGACAATGCTGTTTGTGCAAACGGTGCAATGTATCGTAAGGACGTAAGAGGTTTCTTACCAGAATTGATGGAGAAAATGTACAATGAAAGAGTCATCTTCAAGAAAAGAATGATTACTGCAAAAAAGAAATATGAAAAGACTCCAACAAAAAATCTTGAAAAAGAAATTGCAAGATGTAACAATATTCAGATGGCAAAAAAGATTTCCCTTAACTCTGCTTATGGTGCTATTGGTAATCAATATTTTCGTTATTATAAACTTGCCAATGCAGAAGCTATTACACTATCTGGTCAGGTTTCTATTCGTTGGATAGAAAACCGTATGAACAAGTATCTAAACAAAATTTTAAAAACGGAGAATGAAGACTATGTTATTGCCAGCGATACTGATTCCATCTACCTTAATCTTGGTCCTTTGGTCGAAACTGTATACAAAGGGAGAAAGACGACTAATCAAAGCATTGTGTCGTTCCTTAATAAGATCTGTGAGATGGAATTTGAAAAGTATATTACGAGTTCTTATGAAACGTTGGCCAAGTACGTAAATGCTTATGATCAGAAGATGTTTATGAAAAGAGAAAACATTGCAGATCGTGGTATATGGACAGCAAAGAAAAGATATATTCTAAACGTATGGGATAGTGAAGGAGTTAGATATGATGAACCTAATTTTAAGATGATGGGTATTGAAGCAGTGAAGTCATCAACTCCTGCACCTTGTCGTTTACTTATTAAAAATGCACTTAAATTAATGATGAATGGTACAGAGGAAGATGTCATTGATTTTATTGATGAGTCAAGAAAACAATTCAAAAAATTACCACCAGAAGAGATTGCATTTCCTCGCACTGCATCAAATGTTCAGAAGTATAAAGCGACTTCTACGATTTATGCGAAGGGAACTCCTATACATATACGGGGTGCATTATTGTTTAATCATTATGTTAAAGCAAAAAAGTTGGACAATAAATATTCACTCATCAGTAATGGAGAGAAAGTCAAATTTCTTTACCTACAGAAACCAAATATTATTCAAGAGAATGTAATATCATTCATTCAAGACTTTCCTAGAGAACTTGGACTTGAAAAGTATGTTGATTACGATTTACAATTCGATAAAAGTTTTGTCGAACCACTCAAAGCAATCCTCGATGCAATCGGGTGGAATGTTGAAAAAACTGTAAACTTAGAACTATTTTTTTCCTAATGGAATTACCTATTAATGATAAAGATTTAGATACAATCGTAGTGCTCTCGCACTTGGAGGAGATGCACGACTATATCATCTGTTGAAAGAAGTTAAGGATGTCAGAGATAACAATCCTGACGGACCTTATAAAAAGATATTACGAGATAAAGGGATAACTATTTGACCTTGACGAATTGAGATAAAAATAGTATAATAAAAATAAAATGGATTGTTGGCACTGTGGCACTGAACTCATCTGGGGTGGAGACCACGATTTAGAAGAAGAGTTTTATGGCGAAGACCATGCATATGACTTCGTAACTAATTTATCTTGTCCCAAGTGTCAAGCCTATGTTGAAGTACATCATCGTAAAGAGGGTAAAGAATGGATTTCTTGAAAGAAATTGTAAAAGAGATTGGTGACGATTTTACCAAAGTAGCACAAGATATAGATGAAACAGAAAGATTCATTGATACAGGAAGTCATATCTTCAATTCGCTTGTTAGCGGTTCCATTTATGGTGGTGTTTCTAGTAATAAGATTACTGCCATCGCTGGTGAAAGCTCTACTGGAAAGACTTATTTTTCCTTGGCTGTTGTCAAGAACTTTTTGGATAATAACCCTGATGGTTACTGCCTTTATTTTGACACCGAGGCTGCTGTCAACAAAGGACTACTTGAGTCTCGTGGGGTTGACCTAACACGATTAGTTGTTGTCAATGTCGTAACAATTGAAGAGTTTCGTGGTAAGGCACTTAAGGCAGTAGATATATACTTAAAGACAGATGAAGAGAATCGCAAACCTTGTATGTTTGTATTGGATTCTTTAGGTATGCTTTCCACAGAGAAAGAAATTACGGATGCCCTAAATGATAAACAAGTCAGAGATATGACCAAATCTCAACTTGTTAAAGGAGCATTTAGAATGCTTACATTAAAACTTGGTCAAGCAAACATTCCACTTATCGTTACTAATCACACCTATGATGTTATCGGATCTTACGTCCCAACTAAAGAAATGGGAGGAGGCAGCGGTCTCAAGTATGCTGCATCTACAATCATCTATCTTACCAAGAAGAAAGAAAAAGACGGAAAAGATGTCATTGGAAACATTATCAAGGCAAAGACTCATAAGTCACGTTTAAGTAAAGAAAATAAAGAAGTCGAAATTCGATTATATTATGATGACAGAGGACTTGACAAATTCTATGGTCTTTTAGACTTAGGAGAGAAAGGTGGTCTCTGGAAAAATGTTGCAGGAAGATATGAGATGGATGGTAAAAAAGTATATGCTAAAGAAATATACAAAAATCCACACAAATATTATACAGATGATATAATGGAAAAGTTAGATAATATTGCAAAAGAAGAATATTCATATGGAACGAATTGAGACTACTATTCTTCGTAATCTAATTTTTGATGAAGAATACTCACGAAAAGTTATTCCATTCATACAACCAGATTATTTTGAGAATAAAACTGAAAAAATAATATTTGAAGAGATAGTTCAATTTATTGTTAAGTATGATGCTGCAATTACAGTTGAGGCATTGAACATT